CACAAATGTAGACGACCGTTCGTATCTCGACCCGGATCGTAGTACCACTGATTTGTTGAGCCCTTGGAATTCTTCTTCGAAAGGAATTGATATTCGTCGTCCGCCATTTTATACATCGGCGTGTCGTTACCGTTGAAATCCCGCCGATGGGCGTCCAGAACGCGCAAGGGGCGTTGAGGCTTACTCGTGTAGTGGTAGACCCGGTTGTCGATCGCTGCCGCCGCATCGAGCCCTGTGGTTAGCACCACCGTATCCGAGTCCGTGACCGACGCAATCGTTGTCCAGTGAATAGTGTTGTCGTCCATAAGAACGCCGATGTTGTCGCTAGCGGCCATGCCGGTTGTTGAGTCAACTTCAAGCGTAGTGTTGGTGCTGACACCGGCTACCCGCATTTCCGTGATGCCGGTCGTCGCAGCTTGGACGGCGTTTATTTCGGCCGTCCAATGGTCGCCCGTTGCGCCAAGCGAATAGACTTGTTTGTCGTTCTCCATGAACAACGTCGCTTCTTCCCGACGCCACAAGTTCAGACCTTTGGACATCCACGCCTTAGCCAACAGATTGAGCTTTCGCGCACCGCCGACGACTTGGTCTGCGGTTGGCGACTCAGTAGGATCGATGACACCGATTTTCTCGTACGCTTCTTTGATGATGTCATCGCGCGTCACCGTAAAATTAAAAGATGAGGATGTTGCCATTAGAGATCGCTCGCCGTTACATCGCCGGGTGCTAAGAAAGTGGGAATCGCGCTCGCCGTGGGCGCCACGCTGTGTTCAAGAGTAGTAGTATCGACTGAGGTTTCTTCCAGAAACACATCGTCATGATCTGGCCGTGGCTCATCCACCGCCTGTTCATCCTTACGACCTCGAACGTAGTCTTGCGGGTGTCGAATCTCGAAGCACGCCGGGTCGACAACTAGCCCGTTCCACATTTTTTTCTTTCTTTCAGAGTGGAAAGTTAACCCACAAATGTCGCAGACAAAAAGGTGTTGACCTTTTTTGTATGTGGTTGCGTGGGCCAATTACACACTGCCTTTTTTCTTGAAATGAAGCGTCACGTCATACGTGTCGTTCGCGGCCGCAGACCCGACGGTGGTCAGCAAAATATCTCCGGAACCGCCAGATCCCGTGTCGTGTACGCCGCCTTGAGCGGTAAAGTCTTGACCATAAGCGCCCGCCAACACAAGACCGGTTACGTCGGAAGTGTGATCCCACGTTATTTTTACAGCTTCAAATCCTTGAATAAAATGCTCCGTACCCAGCAGCGATAATGAAGCTGGTTCTGTTCCGCTGACGCCGACTAAAGTCGACTTATCAACTTTGGCGACATTCGTTTCGCCCGTTCCGTCTGAGACATTAGTCAAACGTACGGAAAAATTTCGTGCGCCATTTCTAATTATTTGGGTCGTGACTGCGTCGGCCATGATTCGATCCTCTTTCCGAAAAAAAAAAGGGGCGCCGAAGCGCCCCGTCAAGTTTAGCTGTCGATAGCTGGTAAGATGTAGCCCGACGCCGTATCGGTCGCCACACCGAGATTATCGAACTGTCGCACGCCATCGAGATCGCAAAGGACTTCGCCAGACGTGTCGTGGTGTCCGATCCGGTTATGCGCCACAACACCTGTGTTGTCGGTTTGGTTACCGTTAGCGATACCCCCTACGTCACCAGTCGCACCCGTATAGAAGACGTTGTGAGTAATCAACACGTCCGTCACGGTCTTACCGGCAGTTACTTCGAAGAACGCCAACGTATTCCCGTGGTCGCTCGCGTAGTAATTGCCCTGAACCACAATTCGATCAATGTCAGCCGCCGTCATTATGAATGAGTTTTGCGCTGCATCGATCGCAGTGCCAACACAGTCGACAACGTGCAAACCATCCGCCGTGTTGTCTGTCGTTGACGATGCGTGAATGTAGTCCACGAAGTTCAGATCCGCGGCTTCTTCCGTAAATTCACAACTGTCCACCGTCAGCCAAGCTGCCGTTACGTCAATTGCGTTTGTTACGTCCGCAAACGATGCCCGAAACTCTAGGTTCTGCAACGTCACATTCGCCGCCGACACCGTAACTGCTGCGGCTACTGCCGAATCAAGAATAACCACCGGGCGCAGCGTGCCGTTGCCGAGACCGATGATGGAAACGCCAGCGACATCTACAGCGATCCCGCCGTCGGTCGTAATCGTTTCCGAATGCCCCGGCATGACGTAGATAACGTCTCCGCGTGACGCGGTACATTTGCCGATTGCATAGTCAATTGTACTGAAAGGTTTGGTGTACGTGCCGGGGTTGCCATTCGCGCCGCCCACGCCACCTTTGGCGAGTATGCCCGAATTGTTTACCCAGAACACTTCACCGGAATGCGGGATCTCTACTGGAACACCGCGGATGTTGACGCCTTCACGAAAGCCGCCAGGGAAAGAACTTCTAGTCATTGGAAAAATCTCCTGTGAAACGGAAGTTCCGCCTTACGGATACTTCACAGTTCAAAAAGAGAGGGCGCTCTGAAACTCCGGAAACCGGGTTCATAAGCGCCCTCAGAACAGACCTAACCTAACGCTTACGCGCCCGGTGATCCATAAATGTCACGCCAGTCAGTCCACGACGGTACGAAACGAAACACCACCGCTGCTTTAGCGTTTTTGGTGTCGAAGTCGTTGTCCTGGTCAAAGACCGGCTGTTTGCGCCACTGCACTTTCATCCCATTCGGGCACCCAGTTCTGACAAACCAAGCATCCGTATCGGAGAAGTAGTGGTTAACCTTGATGCCATCCGGCAAAGCGTTAGTCGCTTTCAACGCGTTGGTCGCATTGTTTGCGGAATCGTTTTGAAGAACAGACTTCAAAATACGATTCGCCTCAAACCAATCGTTCGGGTGTACCGCAAGGCACTTCCCCTTCAGAGAGATTTTGAGACCGCGGTCGTTGGTCGCCAACATGATTTGGATCAATAGATCCTCCAATGCTGCCTCACTCAGATCCGCCGCTGTGGTCAGATGGTTGCTCGCCGTTCCACCCGTTGAGAGTGGGTGGTCGGTGGCTATCAGCTCATTGCCGTCGCCGCCGGTATATGACGAATTGAAAGCACGATTGAACACGTTCGCGCAGACTGTCTCGATCGTCTGGTTAGTCGAGAAAGCCAAGGCGGTTGAACGGTTCATCGAGACATACTCATAGAGATTGTCGTCGCGCTCTTCCATTGTGACGATGTATCCCATCGCGTATGTCACGTTCGTATATCGAGATACGAATCCCTGACCATGCGAGTCGTAGGAAATACCGTCGCCTTGGTTTTTCTTCGGCACCAAACCGAACGAGGTCGTTTGAACGTCCTCTTCGTATGCTTTGTCTGAGTCCGCACTTTTGAAAAGATGAACGTACTCTTTGTCGTGTGCATCGTAGGTTAGACCCCAATGCGCTCTAACACCCGGCCACAAGGCTTTCGGGTGATTTCCGGTTGTAATAACACCAGCCATGATTAACCCTCCCTATGTGCCAGTTGTGGATTTATGTTCGTGCTCATTTATCATGACATTGTAGATGCAATTAGCACCTATTTCATTGCCAGGAAGCTGAGCCACCCCTAAAATCCGAAGTTGTGCCGTACCAGTACCCGTGACGTCTGAGTCAAGTTCCATACCGGATTGGCCCGATGTCGTGTTGCCCGCCGTGTCGGCGACGATTTCCGTGTTATTTCCAATTTCCGCCACAAGAACGCCAGCGGCGTCAGTGGTGCTGTCTTCTTGAATTTGGAAAATAGCGTAGGGATCGTCACATACCAGCGCGTAACGCAACGTGGATGCAAGGCGGTGCATGGTCTCAAGGTTAGTTGCGACCGGCTCGAAAGCCACCACAACGCCTAGAAGATTTCCACCAGCGCTTGCCGCAATGCAGTCAGGTACACCATCCGTATCGGCCGAGCCACCAGAAACTACAAAATCGCCCACAAAGAGCGCTGTACCATCAGAAGCAGGAACCGAGTACCGGCGGATCTGAGCATTGTAGGCCGAGCCACTTACGTGTCCGACCAAACGTGCCCCGAAGGGCTTGTCAGGATTTGCCATTGTTTACCTCGTTTATCGAGAAATATTAATCGACCCATAGGTTTTGGACTTGAAATCGCTGTCCGCACCGTCCAGGTCGACAATGCTTTGCTCCGTCTGGTCGACGTAATCAGCTTTTTTCTCCTGATCTTCGTCATACCATTCTTTTCTGATTTTCATCAGATAGGACATCAACGGAGCCCCATTTTCATTCGTGCCGACTTTTTTAGAAACCTTAGTGCCCTCTTCCGCAGAATCGGAAGTGGTGTTGTGGTCTCCAATAACCCGATCACCTAGTTCATCGTATGTAGTGAACTCGTATCCACCTTCTTCGGCGTGTGAAACACGGTTGCCCCGATCGTTGACCCATCGAAGGACATAACCTTCGATTGACTCCACGGCGAGTTGCGACCGCATCGTGCCGAGCGGTACTCGTTCTTTACGGTTTTGACGTCTCGGTTTGCTGCTTCTACCTGTCTTACTTTGTGTTGTTTCGTTCATAGCTTTATTTCATCCAATAAAAAACCACCCGAAGGTGGTTTGTTTTAAATCAATTCCGCAGGAGTTACGCTATCGCTAATCCCACTCGTATTCGGCTAGATATTGCGCTTCGGTAAAACCTTCGATCCGTTTCTCAAACCGGCGACAAGCCGCCTGAGCTTCGGCCGGTAAGTCTTCGAAAGATTTTCCGCCAGTTTTCCCACTGCCGGGACCACCAATATCCATATCCCTACGACTACGTTTCGGATTAGTAAAAGCGTCCGGAAATACTTCTTTAACCCCTTCGGCCATCTTGTCGAGAAATTCTCGACCCTCATACTGCCCTACAAGTTGTTGAGCGTATCCGTCCGCGTACGTTTTAAGGTGCGCATGTTCGCCATACCAGGAATTTTCTCTAGTCCACTCATCCCACACTTTCTGATCATCCGCGGACATCACCGCCGGGGCTTGCGCCGGTTCTGGGGCCGGGGCTGACGTTTCCGCCATTTCTTCAATTTTCTCGTCGATTTCAACCATCAATTCGACATCACCATCTTTCGCCGCTTGCTTCTTCTCAGATTTCAAGCGCGTTATTTCTTCGGCGTGTCGTTTCTTGGTATTTTCAAGGATAGTGTTTTGAAAATCTTGGAACTCTTTTAACGTTGTCTTTTGTTCGGCTAACTCTTTCCGAAGATCGGCCGCTTCCCGCTCCGCCTTCTCTTTGTTTGCCTTAACAATGGGTAAAAAAGTTTCACCACGGTCTAAAAACACCTCAGCCTCTACCCATTTCTCGACCGGGCCTTTCCACTCCGTTTTCGGCACCCACCCTTGTTCTCTTGCTTGTGTTTCAGCATCCACCGGGCACCTCCCGTATCGCGACGATGTCTTTATCGTTGGCTAACCGGTACGCGTCGCCGTCTACTGCTTTATCCGGAGCAACATAAATGCCCGCATATTTAGCAAAGAATACGTGGGCGCCCACAAGAGGTTCAACTTCCCAACCTTCAAAGGCTAGCGGGCCTTTGGCTACCAACACTCCGGTAACCTGCGCATTCTGCTCCATATCAACTACGTCATCAGTGAAAACAATTCCACCTTCCGATTCGCTCCGAACCACATCTGGTTTAATAACTACTTTGTACTCAAGCGGGTGTATCCCCGATAAATTCTTCATCGCTTTCTATATCCTCGTAGGTTAACTCTGTTATCTCTCTCCATATCTTCGCGCCACCCCACGCTTGCGCTTGATTCAACGCAAACTGGCCGACATCTTCTCCGTCGTACACGCCTAACGCCCAATTCTCTTTCATGCCTTCGTAGCGTAGTTGTGCGTACTCGAAAAAACTTTTAGTTGCCGGGAGCGTTCTCCATTCCTGATACTCTTTCTCGTTCACCACTCAATTTCTCCATCATTGAAACCAACTGCTGGCGCTGATCTTTCATGCCGTTTAGTTGCAGTTTGTATATTTCCATTTGCGGCCCAACCTCTTCCGCTTCGGCTTGCGCTAATAGCTTCATAGATTCAGCTTCTAGCTTGGTGATCGTGGCCTCGGTTTCCGCGGCCTTGACCACCAAGCCCGCCATGTCAACCAGGAAATTCGACTTAGCGGTATCCTCTTGCAGTCGAAGTTTGATCATGTCCGGACCCGGTGGCGGTGCTGGTAAGGCGTTCGGCCCGTTCGGATCTGGAAAAATTTGCTCTATATCCTCAACACGAAGCGCTTCTAAATACCGACGCTCTACCGCGTCGCGGTTGTATCCCGGCACTTGCGCCGATCTCGCAAGTACTGCCTCAGCTTGCAACGCTTGCTGTGTGTCCGACACCATTGATGGGTCGGATGCTGGCTTAATTTCAAAAGGGTCTGAATAGTCCGCTTGGAATATTCGGTTCACGCTATCTTGATAGTAAAATTCAGATTCCGCATCTTGGAAAATCTGGTTCATCCTATATAGCTTTCTAAACTCATCACGCATACACCGGTGTATGCGCTTGAAGATGCCCGTAAACACCTTCATGCCTTGCTCTAATACAGCCATTGTGGTTGTCGCTGGCTGGTTCTGACCGGGACTTTGCCCCGCCATCATATCGGACACCGAGCTGATACGTTCGGCGTACTCGATCAGCAATCCAAGTAAGCTGAAAAGCACTTGCGAAGGTTCGCGAATTGGTAGCGGAAAGATGTTTTTCCGAATGTCATCGCCCGACATGTTGGCATTTTTCCACTCGCCCGGTTTGAACCGTGCATTGCCTCGGCGGATTTTGATACCGCGGCCTAAAAAACCGCTTTGCAGATTAGATAATGTGCCCGAATCAACGAGCTGGTTAAGCGTAGTGTCTATGGCATTGCTCATTGGCCCCATTAAGTGACCGAAACCTAGATCATAGAAACCGCCATCAGGCGACGGAATGAACCCATATTTCGTAAAATGGTCATTCGGCGTGATTTTTGCAACTTCGTTTTTCGCATTTATCTCTACCTCTTCCTCTTCGAAGCGTTTAACAATGCGAAGTACCTTGGCGGAAGTGCGATCGACAGTAACGATATATGGTTCGTCGTACCCGTCATCATCCAAGTCCATGTAGCGGTGCTGTTCCAATAGCTCCCGCGGAATTTTCGTTTCGCTAGGAAGTACGCCCTGCGAAGCGTCTTTTGTTTCTCTCGCAACGTCCGTGTGTTTTTGAGCCGTGCCTAAATCAATGTCAAGGTAAAACCCCGAACGCTTATGCTCTGTAACTTTGTTGTCTCGTAGATGGTATCGGTGCGTCAAACGCTCCGCTGTTGCTAGGCTTTTCGTCCAGTAATCAACAACAAAATCGTTAGCCAGGACGTGGACCGAACGGTTGTGCTTCAAATCTGGATCGAAATAAGTTTTCTTAAATGAGCATCCGACGATCGGAACCGTAACCAACAACCGATCCATTTCCTCTTCCCACTCTTCATCCTCTTCTAACAGTTGATAGCTCATGTGTTTACGAACGCGGTTAGCGCGTTCCAATTTTTCTTCCGAATGTTCACCGTGCATTCGGATCTTAACCACGTTAGTGTCCTGTACTAACGCCGGGTACGCGCGAGCTGAGAACTGCAACGCTGCAATCGTTATCAAAGGTATTTTAACATTACTCGCTTTCTCCCAAGGCCACGACTTTTCTTCCACAACCTGTAACGCCAAGTTCATTGCGTCGGTCGTTTTCGTAGTCCATTGCGCGCGCGAGGCAACGTCTTGTTCGAACTCTGCTACAACCGTTTTACCGAGTGAGCGGATCTCGTCGTCCTCCATCACTTCCGCGATGTTGGTTGTTTCTAAGATTGTTTCAAAGCTAATAGCCACAGATCACATTCCTACCCATTTCGGTTTCGCCAAACTCTTCGTAATACGCGTTATCTTCGTCCAACTCGTCTTGCGGTGTAGCGTCTTGTAAATCGTTCAACCCTAAAAAAATTACACCTAGCGAGTCCACGTCATCGTCGTGGACACCTTTATCGAAGCGTAGGAACTCATTCTGGCACCCCGCGAACCATTCGGCGTCCATGTCCCACTCAACATTATGCGCTCGCATTTCTTTCTGAAGGGGTCTCGCACGCGTGCGTTTATCTTGCGACGGTGTTTTCTTTTCAAAGTTGATGAACGAATTAGGCACGCCACGCGCCGCGCGGTCGTGCATTTCCTTACCCACAAAAGGCCCGATCGCTTTCTCGATCTTGTCTGACTCGACAAAAAACAGTTCGGGGCTAAATTCTTCTTGGATCTCGAACAACTTGTCCATGATCTCCAAAGAGTCCCACCGGCCTTTATCTGACCACACTACTTTCTTACGACCGAACGGGTTGACCCCAATGACCTTGAACGCTGTGTTGTCCGCGCGCTGTTTTTTCGAAATCGCAAAGTCCCCACCCGCGTAGTAAATCAACGGGGTTTGGTCGCCCGGATCTAAGGGGATGAAATCGCTGCGAACAAAGAAGTTCGCGGAGCTGTCAAATGGGTCGTTCAAATACTCTTGTGAGTACAGTTCAGCCGCACCGTCCTCGACAAATTCTTGTCGAATAAAGCGAAGCCGGGTCTCGCTAAACTTTTCGGGCCACAAAATACCCGAGAAATCGTCGAAGGACTTATGCGCTTTGAAAATTAAGTTCTCCCACGTCTTGTTCTTCAACAGTCGGTTGAGAAGCGAGTCTTCGTGCAAGATAGTTCCGACAACTCGTATTTTTCCACCGTCTCTAAGAGACTGTTTGCAAGCGGCGAAAAACCACCGCCTAAACTTTTCTCGTCGATCTGAATTTTCGACAATCTCATCATTTTCAAGATCGTCGCCGACGATAAGGCCGGGGCGTTTTCCTCGCCATTTTCTACCGCGGAGTTTTTGTTCTGCGCCTTTAGCCAGTATGCGGAATTGATGTCCATCTACACATTCAACAATAATGTCGGTCACGGCATCCTTAATGAAGCGCTTAAAACGTAGTAATTCTTGCAACGCTTCATTGTCTTTAATTTCGTTCTTAATGTCACCTAAGAACTCGGCCGCTTGTTCTTCCGTATCCGAGACAATAATGACATAGTCTTGTAGTCGAAAGGCCGCTTCTGCCAACACATATGTATGCGTTATGCTCGTACTTTTTGCGTGGTTACGTGGGGCCGCAATTGCAACTTGCGCGGCGTCGGAACCAGCACTATCCCACATTTTAAGGTGGAATTGTGGTGTTGGTTTCTTTTGGTCATAGCCCTGAGCAAGAATCGACTCAGAAAACCCAAAAATTTCGCGCCCGGTAAGCACCCGTTACCCGGCCTGCGGCACTTGCCCTCGATAGACCGAATACCGGTCGGGTCTACTTCCACCGCCGCGGGTCACCGTCGGTTGGAAGAACGCCTGTGGCGGCGCCACTGCGGAACCCCCGCCGCTTGCGCTTGCGCGGAGTAGTGCTAACAAAGCCTCGTCCTCGTTTGACCCGAAATCGGGTTGATCAAACCTGATCGTGAGTCTGCCCCCCTGACCAGTGCCCTGACCAGTGCCCTGACCAGTGCCCTGACCAGTGCCCTGACCAGTGCCTATGCCCGTGCCCGTGCCCGTGCCCGTGCCTGTGCCTGTGCCTATGCCCGTGCCCGTGCCTAAACCACCAAAACCACCGCCTATGAGATCGCCTGCTACAAGTGAATTGGCTGTAGTTGTAGCTGGCGACGTATCGCCCGCGAGGCCGTTCGCGACCGCACCGCTTGGATCTCTGGAATCGACAATAGAAGTCTCCAACGCGGCTATAGCCGCCGCGAGTAAAGACTCCGCAGCCCCACTAAGCCCCCCACCGGATGCCTCGCTGCCCGTTTCCGTTGCTGCGAATGAATCCTCCGCTCCGCCACCGGACGTCCCCGGAAGCATATCTATCTGGCCGCTCTCGACTACTCCGCCGGGTTGAATAACATCGCCACTCAACGTTCCTGTTGCTGCTGCGAGTGAATCCTCCGCTCCGCCACCGGGCGTCGACAGAGGCATATCTACAAACCCGCTCTCGACTACTCCGCCGGGTTGAATAACATCGCCATTCAACGTTCCCGTTGCTGCGAGTGAATCCTCCGCTCCACCACCGGGCGTCGACAGAGGCGTATCTACATACCCGCTCTCGGCTGCTTCGTCCTCGGCTGCTTCGTCCTCGGCTGCTTCGTCCTCGGCTGCTTCGTCCGCTACCTCTTCCTCTTCCTCTTCCTCTACCTCTACCTCTTGGACGGCATCATCAGGGCTTACGGTTAACGCGGTGCGCCCGCCGGGTGTTGTATCAGTACTTATATCAGCATCAAGTTCGGGAGCCTCCTCATCGGGGCGCGAAGATATGGAAGTATCGTAGTCGAGAGGATTGACACCCGGAGGGAGTACATTTGTAAAATCATATTGAGTCCCGCTATCGACTGTTCCGCTCTCAACTACTCCACCCTCTTGAACGACGTCACCGCCGCTATCGGTATTCAATAAACTGCCTGTTGTTGCCTTCAGCCCAAGTTTTACTGAATTAGGTAGTGGCAGTGCGTCAATGGCGGTATTTGCGGCGAACTGCGCTGCTGTGCCCCCAACGAACGATAGCCCGGCGGTCAGTACTCGAAGAACTCCTTCAAGGGGGCCAAGGCCACTATCTTGATTTTCCTGAAGGTAGTTTGCTGTGTTTTGAACGAACGTAAATAAATCATTGGCGAGTTTTGGGTTATCACTGAACGCTTTATCTATCGCGGCCAACGCGTCCTCTTCTGAGTCGAAAAGGTCAGCGATATTTGATGAGTTAACGATCCGGTTTCCATCACCGAAATACTGCCCCCAAAACCCTTGGTTCAGAAGCTCTGTGCCTGGCCCCCTACCACCTGTGATTCGCTTAAGCCCGCCAATCGCAACCGGGTTCGCGTTTCTTCTTGGCAGTCCGCGAGCAGTTTCAGCCGCAATAACATTGGTTAGCTGATCTCGATTGACCGCCTCTCTTAACTGATTAGATGAATATGTGTTTCCAAAACCGCGCTCGCCGGTATACACATACGGAGTACCGTCGGCGTTCGTGGCGTAATAATTGGTTCTACCACTTCCTAGCCCAGATGCTCCATGCCCTTCGTAATACGTCGGGGACTTCGCGTTCGCTTCTTTCAAAGCGTATGCGTACAGGACTTCTTGACGCATGAGCTGCTTGATGTTTTCAGCAGTAACAGTCTCGGAAACACCGTTGGCGTTTACAAAATTAAACCCATGACGTTTTAGTCTGCTGCCCACTATCTCTGTGCCTCCATAATATCCGGCGCAAACATCGTACTACCTTCCCCAGCCGCCTGCGTTGTCAATACCCGCTGTTGCGCCGTCCCGCGCGCCCGCTTTGCGTTCCTCTTTTTCCCATTCTATTGCGCGGCTTTCGAGATTTCACCGCTTTTCGTTTTCGTGTTGCCGCTCTTTCTCTTTCTAAAACCTTTTGTCTTTTCTGTGCATCTTTCGATAGTGCTAATCCTGCCCCGGCACCGGCAGCTACGCCCGCAACATCTTGCGTTAGTTTTGTTTTAAGAGCCCTTTTCGCGAACTCAAAACCCGCGCGCCCCACTATTAATGGTATTGCCACAACTTTAACCCTCCACAATTATTCGGATCACTTCACGACCCGCATCAATTAAGCACTTTTGCCAATACTCAAATTCTGGTGCAAACCGGTCCTGCGCCACCTCAATTTCTTCCACGGACCATTGATGGATCACCTCCCGCGGCCCGTGCGTGTTCGGCAACGGCGCGCCGTCCCACTGCACCATTTGTTGGAATATTGAATCGATGCCGTCTGAAAAAAAAAACACTTTAGTCACAACATCCTTGTACGGGTTCAACGTTGGAAACAGAGGGTCATTGCGCCACCAGAGCAGATACTCAAGAAACGCCGTGCCATCGGGCGCGCCCGGCCACGTATTTGCGGACCCTTTAGGCGCCCCAAGCATGTGAAAGTACCAACTCTCCAAATGGTCATATGGATCGCGTATTACGGAATACACCGGGCGATCTAGTGGTATGTCCTCAACTCGATCGTGGTGCGTTTTACTCTTTTCGCCGCCAGCCGTCTGTAGCGCGTTCACTAACGTTCGCGATCCCGTGCGCGGTGTTTCCACAAACCGAAAGTCGGGAAAAGTAATCACCGGCCGAATACGGTATGAAGAATAGACTTTTCATTGTCCGCAATAAATGCCGAGAAACCTTTGCCAAAGGCGTCCACTACCCGTTCCTCTTTCAATTTGCCATGCGATAAGCCCATCTGGTCCCACATTGCATGGCAAATTTCGTGAATCAAAGATTCTCGCTTCAATTCCTTCGACATGCCTTTCGCCAGCACTATCCGACCTTCGTGCGGCATACACAACCCGTCTACGTTTAAATTGTTGAGTAAATCCCCATCAACTTCTTCGACAGTATATGTTCGGCCGATGATTTTCAGTTTCACCGCGCGCTACAACTCAACCGTTTGCCCGTACACCACTGGTTTTTTCAAGGTGCAGTCCACTAACTGTGGCCGCACGTCCATCGAACCATCTTTATACAGCTCTGTTTCTAAAATCAAAAAGCCCGGATGCCAGTCGCGCGGATTGTTGTCAACATACCGAAATTGCGGCCCCATCGTACCCGCTAAAGTGCCGGTTTCGATGCCGTATCTGATCCCGGTATAGTCGTTATACGGGCGCGTCAGCAGTCGGTGTGTATGCCCTGTGATCATCGTCTTGCCACTTTTCACCGCATTGGCGTGCGCCGCGTGAATAGAACTGTGCCACGAATGTTTAATAACAACACGACCGTTAATATCGATCGACAGACAGAAATGCCACTTCTTAAAATAGTCTTCGAGCGTTGTGCCCTTGAGCCCTGCCAGCTCTGGCGCGTTACGCGCAATGTTCTTGTCTAAACGCTCGTCGTGATTGCCCCAGGTAAAAAGCCGCTTCGCTTTTTTGCATCGACGCTCCACCTCTTTAACCCGGGCTTGCGCCTCTTCCAACTCGTCAACCAAGGCTAAGCGCTCTTCACCGCGCAACGCGCCGTGCCGGGACACTGAAGGCTGATCCGTCACATCACCATTTAATATCACGTAGTCGAACGTGTGGTCTTCCAGCGTCTTGAGAAAAATCCGCTCCGCAAAAGACACCTCACCGGGCCATATGTGCCAATCACTGGCTATGATTGCCCGAACTTTCTTCTTATCAATTTTGTAATGCTCGAACCGCGGCAGCGTTTCAACCCCCTTCGAGCCTCCAAGCGACGGCAATTTGATTCCGAGGGTAAATTCGATCTGTCTTCTTAAATAATTTGCGCGGCGTAAACTAACCCCCCAACTGTTGGCTACATCTTGCGTTAATAATCCTCGTCTAGCGGCGTCTTCCCAAACTCTAGCAAGGTCTTGACATTCTTCCGGTGCCCGTTTTGTTAACCCCAATATCTGATCCCTTGTTCACGAATATGGTCAGTCCACAAAACGTGAACATCGAAGAACTTTTTTAAATGCTGATGTACCCCCTGCAATGAAGCATCGCCATAGTGTAGGCCACATCACCTTTGACCCCGTGGAGGTCTTCTTTGAGAACAAACTTGTTTGCGTGCAGCGCAAATCGCTGCGCAGGCTTCGTTAAATGCTGCGAATAAACCTGCATAAACCGTTGTATACCGAGACTCGAAATGGATTGAACCATCAATGACCACCGGTGGCACGCCATTACATACGTCGGTTTGTGCGCCGGTTCTAGCGTTATAACTCCTGGCGTGCCCCCGAACGTAAGCACGAAAGCCAGAACATAGGACGCCACCGGGTGCGGCTAACGTTGTGGGCAGTAGAGCCAGCTATACGCCGTTTTTGTTGTAGGTTTTGTAAGCACCGGGGCGCAATTAGCTGTCACGAGCGTAAGTTCTGGGCGGCGCGGCGGGGGCTTTGCGGGTTTGGGTTTGAGTTTTACGTTCATGTCTGGCCCTGAATGTATGCCTTCATAGCATCAAGTCGAACCCGCTCGTCCTTGCTATAGTTTTCGGGTTCCCGTCGCCAATCGTCTCGTTCATCCGGCGTGACATATCCACGAATGACGGCATCAATGTGTGTCTGTTCCATAAATTCCTCGAACGATCGCCCTTCTTTCCCCTGGTCTCTCAGCTCGTTATATTTCCGGCGCGCAAAGCGTTTTTGACGCTCAGACCAGTTATCAACGAACTCCTGCCGCATCTTCGCGAATCTCGGGTCCACATGTTTTAGCTCGTGCAGCGCATCCCCAGCTAGCGCCTCACTAAGCCATTCGCCTTTAAGCTGTCTATTGCGAACCTGGATCGTGTTCTGGCCCGGGTTAGGGTTGAAAAGCTCCCTAGCTGGATAGTATTCGAGTTGACCTTTCGGGTCAGAATTTCCAGTGCCATATAAGACCTCGATGCCGTGCAGCGTTGGCGCCAATCGTGGGTACTTAGATTGAGCATTACGTTTTGCGATGTCGAGCCTGCGTTGATCTTCTCTCGGTGGCGCAAACGCTGACCGGTATAAGCTGTCTGATCGCGGATCGTGTGATCGGGCAAACGCTGACCGGTATAAGCTGTTTGAAGGATTCATGGCCTTAGAAAAAAAATATTTCCTTTAAAATTGTAGAATTTTGTCTTGCTGGGACTTGATTCATGTTGTCACCTGGCGCTTTTGCCCCTCCCCCCCGTAAGTCATTGATTTTACTCAGGTTTTACGTGATAACAGCGGATAATTTAACATAATAATGGTTATGCGAACTGTCAACAATATCAAGCACTTACGGTTGCGTATCTTATCCACAACCCAAAACGGTCGTAAGTGCTTGATAGTTCGTTGGTCAATCCTTGACCAGTTCGCCATCAATCGTGCGTGCTTCAAGCTCGCGACCGATCGCACCGAATTGATCGAGCATTGCCGCCAGTCGACCATCAAGCGCTGTCGTCGTGATAGACGTAGGCTGATTGCTCGCTATTTGCCGCTTATCAAACATTATCGCCATTAATGTGCCTGCGTCGCGCGCGGACACTGGAACGCGCTGTACGGTCTTGTCGACGACCTTGTAGTCGCCGTATTCGAGCCGATCTTTGACCTCGCGGAACGATTGTTCGATCACGTCGTCGATCTGCGCGCGGATCTTGTCAGTTGTTTCATTGCGTAATGATGCTGAAAATTCATCCCACCATTCAGTCTCACGTTTCCAAGCGCTTAGCGTAGTCTCCGGGATACCTGTAGTTTCCGACACTTTCGACATCACGCCTACAACCAAATACAGCGCTACGGCGTGGCGTTTTTCGCTATCTGTATATGTGGTGTGTTGTGGCGTGATCGGATTGCGCATATATTTCGATTAAATGCTTGTTATTCAAATCCCATTCGTTTATGGTGGCAAAGCCACCGGGCGCTAACCCGGCCAATAACCAAATCGGAGACCACATATGTCAACAACACTACCGGCCATATTATGGCGAGGTCCGTCTCAATTAGACGGCAAACCGATCATGCTAGTTGCCACACACAACAGCCAAAATCCTAAAACTGGCGATATCGTACAAACCTGGATCTTGCGCGATGATATCGCACCGCATCACGCGATCCATACTGGCGACGACGCTAGCGTGTGCGGATCTTGTCCGCTCCGCGGCGAAATCGTCAACGGCCGTACCACGCACCGCGCATGCTACGTCCAGACTCACAACGCACCGCGCTCCATTTTCGCCAAGCATACGCGCGGCGGATATGCCGAATTGTCGATCACGCAAGCGCGGGAAGCACTGGCCGGGCGCGTCGTTCGGCTCGGCGCCTACGGCGATCCCGCCGCGGTACCGATCGCCGTATGGGACCGAATAATGCGCGACACTGTCGCCCATACCGGATATACGCATCAATGGCAGCGTTTTTCCGCGATCGCGCGCTATTGCATGGCGTCGGTCGAAAGCGAAACGCAAGCCGCAAAAGCGCACGCGCGCGGTTTCCGGACCTTCCGCGTCGGTCTCGGTCGCACCAAAACCGAGGCAGTGTGCCCCGCCAGCCATGAAGCAGGCCGTAAACTAAACTGCGCGCAATGCCTAGCGTGTAGTGGTCGCACAGGTCGCCGTACTGCTGACATTGTTATTGCACCGCACGGCAACGGCGCCAAATACGTTACAGCCGCGTAGGGACGCATCCAGGTATAACGCATCCGTGCGGTGCGTTATCCCGGGCAGCGACCCCGACACCGAAATCAACCTAAACTGGAGACACTGAAAATGGACGACGCAATCTACCGCATCACCAACGTCGAAGATGGAACCGCGGCTTGTGTGTATCTTAACTCTGACGGCGCGCGCTTTAACGTTGTGCTTCGCGACACTGACTGTGACGAAACGATACGCACGATCATCGTAGCGGACTACGCAAGAGCGACCGCAATCGCCGACAGCGTCGCCGCGTTAGCTAAAGCCGACGACTAGAGACGCATCCAGGTATAACGCATCCGTGCGGTGCGTTATCCCGGGCAGCGTCCCGAAACGAAACTTAAAACCAAAATTGGAGACACTAAAAATGAAATTTAAAACGATCACAGAATGGGTCGATCTAAACAACAATAGGGGCAACAAGTTTCTCGAATGCGTAAACTTCGACGATTTCGAGGCGGCACGGCGGCTCGCCGAATCGGAATGTCGGTGGGAGTGCACGCTGGAAGCTGTTGTCGTTTGTGCCACATCGAACAAAGTACTGTGGTCGAGTACCGGCGATTACATCTCCATCCATCACCCGGGCGCATACTACCAACCGCATCCGGTGGGCGAATCGTATTGCAGTTAGGACGCATCCAGGTATAACGCATCCGTATCGGTGCGTTATCCCGGGCAGCGTCCCGACACCGAAATCAACCTAAACTGGAGACACTGAAAATGACAGACAACCTTACTACACCATCGATCGAACTGCTGCGACTACTCGCAGAAGATGCGATCAACTGGGGCGGCACTCCCGTCTACGGCCATAACGTGCAAAGCGATCACGAACGAAACGGCAACCTAACTGATCTCAAGAAAAAAGGACTCCTCGCCACCGATGACGAAATCATGCACGGCGAGCGAATTGTTTGGGTCCACTTTACCGCCACGGGTAGAAAATTTATCAAGGACACATTCAGTATCGACATAGAAGCAATGAGCTAGAGACGCGATCAGGTATAGCGCATCCGTGCGGTGCGTTATCCCGGGCATCGTCCCGAAACGAAACCACAAACTAAACTAGGAGACACTGAAAAAATGGACAACAAAATCATCACTCAAGTGACAATACACCACGCCAACTATAAAGCGCTCACGCGCGAAAGCCGCGCGGATATTAGGGACGGCGACATCGGCGCGATACTCGTAAATTGGCCACCGTTCAACCCTGAAACCCGCCGAACCGTCGAGGACATACCACTAGATCGCTTTAGTGGATACTACCCGGTCGCGCGATTTGAACTCATCGACGACGCGGCGCCATTCCACCCCACGTTCGAGATCCTGGAATACGCATTTTCGCGAACGAATAGCGTCGATCGCGCCTGGACTGATCGTTGGGCGGATAACGTCATTGCCTTTAACGGTCACACTGCGCATCGGTCGACTAGCGTTGGCGACGTGATCGTGATCGATAACGGGCTACCGCAATCCGGCCGTTTTGCAGTCACGCCGATCGGCTTTAGTGAATTGCCGAGGTTAAGCAGTCTCGACACGTACATGATCGCCAACTCGCGCAAATCAGGGCAACCCGTGACAATTAAGGGCGTCACCTACGCTTAGGACGCAATCAGGTTTAGCGCGTCGGCTTCGGCGCGCTAAGCCGGGCATCGTCCCGAAACGAAACCACATAACCAAATTGGAGACACTGAAAATGAAATATCCCGACACGAAAATTGAAAGCGCGTGCGCCATCAAGGACGTCCGCCAGGCGCTGCAACAACCGCACTATGATGCGATACACGATCGACTCGTATCGACCGACGGCAGTATTTTAGCAGCGCTACCTGTAGTGTACCCGGGCGCCCCCGGCGTATCCGGCGCCGTGCCGATCGACGCGATAAAGCACGCGCGCAAAACAAAGCTGCGCGGCTTCGATCCCGCGATCGACGCAACCGATCCGGACGTTGTATCGGTTAGCGGCGCGACCTTCACCCGCCCGCGCGACGTGCAATTCCCGGATTATCAGAAAGTGATCGTAGACAAAGCGGTCGACACTCCGGATATTTGCATCGACGCGGCGCTGTTGAAACGGCTCGCCGATGCACTGCACGATCGCAATAGTAAAGATCGCCGAGTCAGTCTGTACCTAGCGCGAAACACCGACGGCACTGTCGACACGCGCGGACCTATCCGCGTGGAAGCGGCGGACCCGGACCGGCTTGGTCTGATCATGCCGTGTCGCATCGACTAGCGGACGCGATCAGGTTTAGCGCGTCGGCTTCGGCGCGCTAAGCCGGGCATCGTCCCGACACCGAAATCAACCTAAACTGGAGACACTGAAAATGAGCAAAACATTCGATCCTAATAACCCGTTCGCCGATCTAGACACCGGCGAGTTCGACGGCGAACTCGCCGTCCCGGATGCACCGATCCGCGCGTTCCCGGACCCGGACAGCCCGAACGCCCCTAAACCAAAATTTGAAGGTGAGCGGCACGCGTGCGAAAAGTGCGACGGCTCCGGCGTCGTAACCTGGGGTTATCGATACGTACGCACTGGCAAGTGCTTTAAATGCAATGGGTCCGGCTTTTTCAAGACGTCGCCCGCCGCACGTCGCGAGGCGCGAATCCGCCGCGCGAACAACAAAGTACGCAAAGCCGATAAGTGGTTCGCGGCGCATCCTGAGATCACTGCCTGGATGCTTCAGAGCGCGCCCACGTTTGACTTCGCGCAGTCATTGCACGACGCCGTAGTCCAGTACGGATCGCTCACTGACGGGCAACTCGCCGCAGCTGAGAAGTGTGTAGCGAAGGTCGCGCGGTTCAAAGCCGAACGCGACGCGCCCCGCACCGCGGATACCCAGGTCACTTGGGCTGCAACACTGATCGGCGCTTTCGATACCGCGCGCGCTACCGGCCTCAAACGGCTGCGGCTGATCATCGGCGATCTGACGTTCAGCCCGGCGGCGCCGGGATCGACAAACCCCGGGTGCTTGTACGTTAAAGACGGCGCGCAGTATCTTGGCAAAATCACCCCGGCGGGTGGCTTTTTCAAAGTACGCGAATGCACGCCGGAACACGTCGCCGAGCTTGAAAGTATCGGCGCCGATCCGCTAGCGGCCGCGCTATTACACGGGCAACAAACCGGGCAGTGTTCCTGCTGCGGTCGCGAATTGACGAACCCGGACAGCATCGAGCGCGGCATAGGCCCGATCTGCGCCGCGCGATGGGGATGGTAAGACGCATCCAGGTATAGCGCATCCGTGTGGTGCGTTATCCCGGGCAGCGTCCCGAAACGAAAACACAAACTAACCTAGGAGATACCGAAAATGTTAAACGGCGAAAATGTAAAATTATTTGATGTATTAGTACCATTCGCGGATTTCGAACCCGACATCCCCGCCGCAGATTTAGCACGCTTTGCAAAAGCGACCGACTACGAGGTGTTCGACGTCGACGGTGATCAATTCGCGGAAGTCGTCAAAACCGCCGAAACGTCGGCGGATTTTATCGAGAGTTCAAGTCACTGGCGCGAGCGTACACCCCCAAAACACGTAACGATCGACGGCTTGCCCGTCGTCGCCTGGGCATCCGTCCAGGTACGGCGCGGCGACACACGACAACCGCTATCGGTCGTCGACTTCGGCAACTGGCGCCTGTCGGTCGACGTCGATCTGGCAAATTGGTGGGACCAGGACTAGCAGCCCAAACCCCGGCGCGTAAATTTACAGCGCGCCGGACCTTTAACTAAAATCGGAGAACACGAAAATGAAAACCAAACGTTCGATGAAGCTCAGGACTTGCAATGAGTGTGAGTCGGAAATAAACAAAGGCGATCAATACGGGCAACGGTCAAAGCGGATCGGCCAAACGGGGATGGCCTCTTACGACGGTACTGTTCGTAGCTGGGAGCCGTACTACGTGAAGGTAGACGTTTGTGCCGTCTGCGCCGCGCGGTAAAGAAGCGCCCCCGGCGTGCGCTAACACGCTCGGGGGCTGTCGCGGCTCACAATCGGAGGAGATGAGCCCCGCGTGATCGAATTATACTCTAAATCAATCTAGGAGATCGAAACAATGTCTAAAAACACCCACGGCGGCAGGCGCCCCGGCGCCGGTCGCCCGACGATCGACGGCGTGAAACGCGTGCAGCGTAATATCGTCCTGCCGAAAACGTTGGCCGATCGGATCAAGCACGTCGCAAAACAGACTAAGCTGAGTCATTCCGAAGTTGTTGCACAAATGATCGCGCGCGGCTTCGATCAACTCGATCGCGAAACAGGAAACGTCCCAGGGTAACTAAATACCCGTATTTAGTTATCTGACGCGCACACAGCCGCATAGGCTTCGTTGTGCGCGACGATCTGCTCTTTGTCCGCGCGCGTTAAACCCGAGAGATCCCCGGTAAGATAAATAGGATCGGCGAATGCGCAATCTGCGCTAGTCGTCGTCGTTTCCCGCTTATCTCGTTGGAAACTATAAAATGTCGAGCCCAAGGCTGCGCCCGTTTGCAGAACTTCTAGGGGGACGCAACCGATCGTCAAGCTGACCGCTATCAAGCCCACGCACACTGCGCTTAGCATCTTGCGCCGTGCGAACAGCTTTCTGCAACTCGATTTGCACTTTGCGCGCCTCAAGCGCTCGACCACTCAGATACGCCAACCAACAACTGACCGCCCACGCGCACGCGAAAAACAAAAAAATCCAGAGACCGATCATTCGGCGCGGTTCGGTACTGCGTACACTAACACCGTGGTGATCACGGTTCCGATCGCGGTGATCATCGCGGGACTCATTTCGAACCCTGTGTAGTGCGCGACAACCGTCGCGACACCGCCGACAACAGCCATAATGGCCTTGTTAAATTCACTCATTTGTTCGATCCCCAATATTTTGCCGCGCCAGCCAACTGCTTGCAGCTATCAAAAATATACCCGCAACCATCAGTGCCGCGGCTGAAAAAGTCAGAACGCTATCTACCCGTCGCCGCGTCCATTTCAAGCAGCGGACAGCGCCGTGCCTAAAAATTCGGCGACATCGAAGCACGGGCACATTTTCAGCCATTCGTGCGCCTCGATTTTACCATCGCCGTCCAGGTCCGGACTGAAATCCCGGTGTCCCCGGGCTTCCGCTTCCGGCCAGATCAACCACAAAAAATCCAGCACACCGCGCAGCGAATCAAATTGCTGCGCCGTAAAATTGTCCTCGGGGTCTCCAGCCGTATTCACGCCACCGATCAAACACACCCCGATCGCTACGTCGTTGAATCCGCGAACGTGCGCTCCCTGCGCGTACAGCGGCCGTCCAGGCTCAACGCGTCCGTTCCGGCGGATGATCAAATGATACCCGATCATCGACCAGCCACGTCGGCGGTGCATACGATCGATCGCCGCGCGCCCAATATCGCGATCCGGTGGCGTCGCGCTACAGTGGACTGCAAAATATTCTGTTTTTTCGCGGTCACGCATCGAACACGCGCCGCGCTCCAGCCGTTGCACGTCGTCGCCCGCGCTTGCGTCGCGTACGCGCCACGCTCTTACCTTTTGCGATCGCATCAGATAGTTCTTTGTGCGCTTCGCCCTGCATTTCAACCAGCCGTTCCAACGGCCCGGGGTCTGTCGTCGGCACCGAAGGTTTAAAGAATGGAATTTTCATTAGCGGCTTTCGATCGCGTTTTTCAATTCCGTCAGCGCTGTTGTGTTGCGGATGAAAGCATCAAGGATCAACGCATTCAACCGATCTTTCTCTTTCTGCACCGCGACGTACCGGCGCCAGATCGCGACAATGCCCAGGACTAACAGAATTCCGACAGGGCCGTCCAGATACTCGACCAGGACATCGATCGACATCGCGCAGATCCCGTGGTACTAAAAAAAAACCGGATGCGAAGATCCGAAGGTATCAGATCAAACCTGGACGTTTTTTCGACGCAACTCTGACCCGTACGCCAGAACCTAGCATAATTTGGTCAAAAGATCCGGACAAAAAAAAGATCCGGACACTTTCGCGCGCCGCGGAACCCAGGCTCACAAACCCCCGGGGGTTTATGTCAAACGGTCACAATGACCAGATCGCGGATCGCTTGGCACTGCCACAGCGCCGCCTGCGCGGCATAAACGCGATCGTGATACCGCGTTCGGCTCAAGTGCAGAGCTTTACATCGATCGCGCACAATCAACCGCCGATCGTTCTCGTCGCGGACTAACCCGAACTCGACTAAAACAACCGCGCGTAAATCACTCGGCAGACGATTCACTTCGGCTTCAATCACAACTGCTTGTTTCGGCCATTCCGGCGGGTAACCGCGATCCGGCGGCTGACCGCCGTAAAGTTTTAAAACATGCTCGATCGTATGCGTCGGATAGCTGTTTCGCTCCGCGCGGTCCAGCACTACCGGAACCCAGTGCGCGAACATCGCATCGCGCAACAATTCATGTTCAATCGGCCGTCTGCTCATTCGCAATTTCCTCGCATCAAAACACCGAAATAAAAATCCTAAATCAAACCCGGTCGCTGTTGGACCCCCGGACATGGTCTAAAGACACATGTCCCGGGGTGTCCCAGCTCCCGAACAAGGGTGCGCCCGGGACATTTTGTTAATGTCCCAGCATGTCCCAGGTGTCCCAGCAAAAAATCCAATCATCGAAAAGTTTAATAAAATCAAGGTCGTGCAGCTTTTTCAAACCTCGATTAGCGCGCTTTCTAGTCGTGTCCCAGGATGTCCCGGCGGCGTCACATTCCGCCTTGACGTGCGCTAAAAAAACGTCGCGCGGAACACCCCATTTTAGATCGTTTGTCCCAGCGTGGTCGTTATGAATCAATAACTTGCGTGCTTTTTTAGCCGCTGGGACATGCTGGGACATTTTTTCGTCGTTTTCAATGTCCCAGACAATTTCCCTTAGAAAACCAACGACTTGCAGCTCCCCCGGTGTCAAATGCAGTGATTGCACCGGCCCCGCGGTCTCTTTCAAAACGCAGCTTGAAAGGTCGTTTTGTTCGCCGTCGAGCGGTACTGTTTGCAGTTCAAAATTCAACAATTCGAGGCCGTCTTCGCCGTCCCGCAGTTTTTCAATTTTAAGCACTCGATTCGTCAGATCGAGGCGTTTCACAGAAAGTTCACAATCGGTGGCGCCGTGTAAACTGGAATGACCCCGCGAACCTTTCGAAGCGTCTTTGCCCGAGTGGTGTACAAAAACCGCTAAGCAGTCGAACACTTCGCCGAGCTGCGCCGCCGAATACACCATACTGCCCATGTCCTCCGGACTGTTTTCGTTTCCGCCCGGCATGGTTCGGTTTAGCGTGTCGATGATGATGACGTCGATACCGCCCAATTCCTCGACTAGTGAGTGTAGATCGAGAACGAGAGCGGCAATGTCGCTGTCAGGACCGAGCAGATTCATCGAGCTTTGCACGATTCGAAATTTATTTTGCAGTTCGACCGGCGACAAGTTGTTGTGCGTCAGGTACGCTTTGGCGCGTAGCTTCAGATCACCTTCGGCAGCGATGTAGACTACAGTGCCCTGGCGCGTTTCGCGGCCATAGAATGGGATACCGCGGGCAACGGCCAGTGCAAGATCCAGGACCGCAAACGTTTTCCCACTGCCGGGGGCGCCCCAGACCACGCCGAGACCTCGTTCCGGCCAGACTCCAGCGACGCGCCAGTTCGGTGTCGGCAAATTGATCAACTCTTCAATCGTGAAAAAATCGAACCGACGTTTGCGCCCGACCGACTCGGCGACGAGTTTGTCCTTGCCTGTCGGCCCAAGGAAATCGAACACGCTCGAAACATCCGGCGCAATAAATGCCCCCATCCGCTGGCACTCTGACCATAAGAATTCGAAAGCGCGGGAGTGGTCGTCTTGACGTTTGCGCAGCGCATACTGATAGACGTGCGTATTTTGGAGCGCATAAGATAGCACTTCGCTGTCTGTCAGCCCGTTCGAGTAGAGTGTCGACAGCAGTGCGGCGACGGCTGCGGAACTGCCGCCGGTGGACTCCTGGTGCCGTTCTGCGGGTTGTCCGGTTGTAACGAATTGAACCAGCTCCGGTTTAAGCAACGTGTCGACTCGGGCGACCAGGGCGCGCGTGTCTTCGCCCGTTAAAATATCCGGCGCCGCCTTGCCGGTATCCAGCGCTGTTTTGGCGTTTTTGCTCTTGCCGTAGTTTGCGACGACTTTTTCGAGCGCTTTAGTGTCCGCAGCAAGAACGCGGGTTTGCGATCCAACTCGGTGCCCGGTGACCGTCACAAACCGGCTCGCATGACCGCCGTAGACCTCGACCCCTTCCTGAAGATTGCTAATGTCTGTCGCAATTTGGCCGAAGCAAAACGCGCGCAGCCCGTTTCCGGACGGCGACCGTTCCCAGTAGGTCGGAATGTCTGTTTGAATGTTTTCCGCGGTGGTGTTACACGCGCCTTGATCGTCGAGACATTTATCCAAATCGATCGCAACGACCGGCTCTGAAAACACGTCGGAGTTGATGTCGTTTAAAACGAAGCCGACGCCGCTCAGCATTTCCGAGTTCGCTACGGCGGCTACTGCTACGTCGAACGACAGCCAGTTCGCCTCGTCTTTCCAACGTACTTTGATCTGAGGATTGTCGGGACGCCGCGGTTGTTTATCGACCTTGCCCGTGGCCCGGGCGACTGCGGCCCAGACGAGCCAGCGTCGCTGTTGTTGCAGCGCCCGGGGAATGTTCTCGGGTTTGATTGCCAACCCCCAGGCGGGAGTTACGTGGCCCACCCGTTCTATTCCCACAATGGCCGGAAATCTGAAGGCAGTACGCGCCCGCGGGAGTTTCGAGACACCAGCGCGCGTTTTTTCTCAGGCACACCGGCCTGACACCACAAGTACCAGGTGGCAAGTGAAATGTTCACACTTCTACAAAAATCGGCTGGGCGTCGGGTGCCGAGCGCTTCAATAAGCACTCGTTTATGCGGGTGGTCTTTCATCGTCCGAGTCTAGAACTTTCAGAAAACAAAAACAACACAAAACAGAATAATCTAGTTTTTCTGGACACGCCGGAAAATCGATCTATACTGAGCGCGGTAACAACCGGTAACAACCGGTCGCAACCGGTCGCAACCGGTCGCAACCGGTAACAACACATAACAGGAGACAGAAAAAATGATCATTGACGCACACACGAAAGAACGGCGCGCGTGGATCAAACGCGGCTGTAAAGATGATGACCCAAGTGAACGCTATGTCGCCCTTGCCGGTGTCGCCGCCTGGGCGATCACAATGGCGATCGTGTATTGGACAACTCTTTAAACTCTCGATCAAGCAGCAGACTAACCCGGCGCGAACGTGTGTGCCGGGTTTGCTGTGCAAAAAATTAACAAACATTAACGGGGGAGAAAACTTTGGACATCGAACTGATCACAAAAAGTATAGCCGATTTAGTCTATTCAAATTTGAAACTGGCCGACAGCGTTGACCGTCTAGCTCACGCGCTGGATCAAGAGATGGATTACCCGGGTCCGGCGGTATCGCAGCCCGTAAAAAAACCAGTCGAACTGCACGCTGTGCCGACGGGTAATTCCGAACCTGAAACCGATACTCCAGATCAAATTTATTCCGAGGGCGAAACGGTTGTCGAGGTCAAGAAAACGAAAGCGAAAAAGTCGAAGAAAAAAGCGGCGCCGAAGATCGAGGCTGTGCCCCCCGTGACGCGTGAAACGATTCGCGCGTTACTTGTCGATGTACCGCGCGAGACGGCTAAAAAACTCGTCACTAAATATGGCGACAATGTGTCTAAAATTGACGACGCAAATTTAGCCGATCTACAGGCCGACGTTATGGCGTTTTTATCCAAATGAGCAGTGCCGATCACGACAGAATGCTGCGACCGTCCGGCGCCCACCGATGGATGCAGTGCGCCGCGTCGCCCGGACGCGAAGCGCAAATCGAGGAAAAACCGAGTTCTTACGCGGCGGAGGGCACCGCAGCTCACGCACTCGGCGAAATGGTGTTAACAAGCGGCGAAGATGCGATCGCTTTTCTGGCGACGGAAATCAACGTCCCGCTGTCAGACGGTACGCTTGCAACCTATGCCGTTACGACCGAAATGGCGAGCGCTGTGCAGCGCTATGTCGACGCGGTGAATGATCAACCTGGGCAATTGTTCGTTGAACACTCGTTAGACTTGGCGGGAATTTTGCCAAACAACGGCACCGGGGATGCGCTGCGGATCGATTGGGACAACAATGTGTGCCGAATAAATGATCTGAAATACGGCCAAGGTGTTCGCGTCATGGCCGAAAACAACGTGCAGGAAATGTTGTACGGTTTGGGCGCGCTGCAATCATTCGAAACCTTCGGCGACATCGATACGTTCGAGCTTTGGATTCATCAACCGAGGCTTGACCACGTCGACGTCTGGGAGCTTTCGCGTTTAGAACTGTTGCTTTTTAAAAATAACGTCATCGAGGCCGTCGAGCGCACGCGAGCAGAGTTCCCCAAGTACACCGCCGGTGATCACTGCCGGTTCTGCCGCGCCCGGGACGACTGCGCGGCGCTGGCCGCGTACTCCGTCGCGACGGTCACTGATCAATTCGACGACCTTGCAACTTTCGACATCAACGATCCGAACAAACTCAGTCAAGACCAAGTCAACGAACTGCTGAACCGCATCGGGCCGATGCGCCAGTGGGCAAGCGCGCTCGAAGAACGCGCGATGCGCGAACTGCAAGACGGGACCGCGGACTTGCCAGATTGGAAAATCGTCGAGGGCCGCAGCAATCGAAAATTTCGCGACGACGTGGCCGTTCTCGACATCCTTAAAAAATCACGGATGAGCGCTGACACCTACGCCCCACGCAGTGTGTTGTCGCTGGGCAAGCTCGAAAAGGTGATGGGTAAAAAATTGTTTCACGAAAAGTTAGGCGAGCAAGTTGTGAAACCGCAAGGCAAACCAACTCTCGCACCCGCGTCCGACAAAAAGCCGTCAATTACGGCAACGGACAAATTCAAAGTCATAATGTAGGAGACACAAAAAATGTTGATTCAAAATGTTCGTTTATCGTTCCCGAATTTGTTCCGCGCCGGACAATTCAACGAAGATGCCACGCCGAAATATTCGGCGATGTTGATCGTGCCGAAAGATCATCCACAGAAGAACGAAATCAATGCGGCGATCATGAACGTCATCGGCGAAAAATGGGGCGACAAAAAACCGTCATCCTTAAAAATCTGCGTTCGAGACGGCGACGAGAAAGCCGACAAGGATGGTTTCGGGCCTGACGTTGTGTTTTTCAATGCGACAAACACGACGCGCCCTACGGTGGTCGACAGGGACCGCACACCGCTCACAGAGTCAGACGGACGGCCGTACGCGGGTTGTTATGTCGACTCGATCGTTGAGTTCTGGGCGCAGGACAATAAGTACGGCAAGCGCATCAACGCCTCGCTGAGTGGTATTCAGTTCCGCGCCGACGGCGACGCGTTCGGTGGTGGCCGACCGGCAGGGGCAAACGCCTTCGAAGACTTGTCGGAAGTCACGGCGGAAGACGAGGACACCGCCGATTTTATGAGCTAGAGAGAGGGGGAAATTGGCCCCGGCGCTGTTCACAAAGTGCGCCGCCGGGGTCTTCTTTTCGATAAAACATGCCTGTCGTCTTACCCACTAAAAACTACGACCTAATCTACGCCGATCCGCCGTGGTCGTACCGCGACAAAGCGAACGCCGGTAAGCGCGGTGCTTCACACAAATATTCCGTTATGTCTCTCGAAGACATTTGCGCCCTGCCCGTTGGAGACATCGCGTCCGACGACTGCTTGCTTGCACTGTGGTGGGTTCCGCCCATGCCAAGAGAGGCGCTTGACGTAATAGACGCCTGGGGGTTCAAGCTAAAAACAATGAAGGGGTTCACATGGCACAAAATTACGAAAACCGGGAAAGATCATTTCGGCATGGGGCATTGGACTCGCGCGAACACGGAAGATTGTTTATTCGCAGCGCGCGGCAAACCTAAACGAACCAACGCTGGCGTGCGGCAGCTCATCCACGCGCACGTTCGTGATCACTCTCGAAAACCGGAAGAGGCGCGCGACGCTCTGGTAACACTGCTTGGCGAAAACGTGCGGCGCATCGAGTTGTTCGCCAGACAGCGATCAGTCGGCTGGGATTCCTGGGGCGCCGAAATTGATAAGTTCGCCGCCACCTGATGCCTCACGTTTATCTCGATCTAGAGACCTACTCAACGCTCAACCTGTTGGACGTGGGCACGTATAAATACGCCTGTTATTGCGAAGTTTTGTTGTTGTCCTGGTGCGTCGATGACGGCCCGATCTGCACATGGGACGCGACAGCCGACAGCGAAATGCCCGCGGCACTGCGCGAATTGTTTTCAGATCCGAAAAACCTTTTTGTGTCCCACAACACTAATTTCGAACGCAACGTTCTGCGGTACGCCTTAGACATTGAGATCCCCGCAGAGCGCTGGCACGACACGATGATTTTAGCGCTGACCTGTGGACTACCCGCGAAGCTCGACACGCTCTGTGTCGCGCTTGGAATGGGCGAGGACGTTGCTAAAATAAAAGACGGCAGGCAGCTCATTATCTGGTTTTGCAAGCCCGCCGCGAAAAATCACAAAGCTGACCGGTACACGCGCGAGAACAAGCCCGAAGAATGGGCGTTGTTCATCGCCTATTGCGAGCGCGACGCAGAGCTTGTGCGCCACCTGTGGCAGACGCTACCGGATTGGACATACAAACACGAACGCGAAAATTGGCTACTCGATCAACGCATTAACGACTGTGGAATGCCGATCGACACGGAGTTAGCGGGCGCCGCGCTGGTTGCGATCGAAAAAGCAATGTCGGCCGTGAAGGCAGAATTAGCCGACTTAACGGACGGCGTAGTGTGCGCGGTGTCCGAGACGAGCAAAATGGCGACGTGGATCAACGACCGCGGTGTTGACTGCTATTCGGTCAACAAAGAGTCGGTCGCGAAGTTGCTCAAACACGACAACCTTGCGAGCGACGTTCGGCGAGTGCTTGAGATCCGGCAGCAATCCGGAAAGTCTTCCGGCAGGAAGTACCAAGCCGCGCTCAATGCCGAGCTTAACGGGCGGCTCTATGGAAGCCTTCAGTTTTACGGCGCGATGCGTACCGGGCGGTGGGCTGGCCGACAGCTCCAGCCGCAGAACATGTACCGCCCAACGTTCAAAGATTTAGCTACGACCCGCACCAGCATTAAACGGGGCGTCGTCGACATTTGCTATGCCGATGTGATCGAGGCGACAAGCCAGTGTGTTCGCACAGTGATTGCGGCTCCTGCCGGTAACAAACTGGTGGTCTCGGATCTGGCGAACATCGAAGGTCGGATGTTGGCGTGGCTCGCCGGTGAACAGTGGAAGCTCGACGCGTTTCGGGCGTACGACGAGGGCACCGGGCCGGACCTGTACAAGTTAGCGTACGCGAACAGCTTCAAGATACCGGTCGAGACGGTGACGAAAGCTCAAAGGCAAATAGGCAAGGTCGAAGAACTAGCGCTGGGCTTCGGCGGTTCGATCGGAGCGTTCAACACGATGGGCGCCGCGTACGGATTATCGTTGCCGGAAAAGGACGTGAAAAAGATCATAGACGGCTGGCGAGCCGCGCATCCACAGGTCAAAAATTACTGGCGCAACAGCGAAGTTGCTGCGAAGCTCGCGTTACAAAAATCGGGCACGGTTTTCGTCTGCGCTAAAACTAAGTGGCTGTCGACCAAACACAACGGCCATCACTGGTTGCTCTGCAAGTTGCCGTCCGGCCGAAAGCTCTCATATTTCGAGCCGTTCATCGGGCCGGTTGAGCATCCGTGGGGTCCGAGTGAACAAGTCATCTACTACAGCCTCAATATCGCGCGTCAGTGGGTCCGGACTCCGACTTGGGGCGGGAAGTTGGTCGAAAACATTACACAAGCCTGCGCGCGCGACGTGCTGGCTGAAGGGATATTGAACGCGGAAACCGCGGGGTATTACCCGGTGTTAACGGTCCACGATGAAATCGTCACCGAGATCCCCTGTGGCTGCTCGAAACTGTCCGAAACACAACTGAGCCGAATACTGTCGATCAATCCCCGCTGGTGTGAAGACTTGCCGCTCGCTGCGGCAGGCTATGAATCCACTTTTTATACGAAGGAGTAAACACTATGAGTGAAGTCTATTTCACGTCTGATTTGCACCTCGGCTACAATTATATGGCGGGGTTACGCAAATACCCATCGTTGGAAGCTCACGACGACGCCATTTTCGCGACGCTTACGCCGCTGACAAAAAGCGATGTGCTGTACGTCCTGGGCGACGCAATCCACGACCATTTAAATTTACAGCGTTTCAGCAAACTTCGATGCCGGAAAATACTGGTCGCGGGCAATCACGATCACTTCGATGCGCTTCACTATTTGAGTGCTTTCGAAAACATTCGCGGTATTGTCAAATATAAAAATTTTTGGTTAACGCACATGCCGATACACCCGTTCGAAATGCGCGATTGTTTGGGGAACATTCACGGTCACGTTCGCAGAGACGGGGATACCCAAAAGATCACCGACCCTAGCTACTTCAACGTGAACTTTGAGAAACGGAGGCGACCGATTTGTTTGGAAGAAATAAAACAGGGAATGGGGTTGTGAGCGCGAACGACTACGGCGGAGAATACTATCGAGTTGAAGAAGCGACCCAGCCGTGGGATTACATTGCCCAGCACAACTTAAATTTTTTCGAGGGGAACGTGGTGAAATACATCACCCGGTGGCGAAAAAAGGGCAACATCAGCGATCTTCGTAAACTGCAACACTACGTCGAAAAATTGATTGAAATCGAATTAAATTTGCAAAGCTCGATCAAAAAGCAATAATGATGACGGGTGTTTTGTTGATGGGCGTAAGGGTGCTATGCGGGAGACGACGATCGAGCGCTATCTGTGCAAGCGGGTTAAGCAAAATCGCGGTGTGCCTTACAAGTTCACGGCGCCGGGTCGTCGAAGCGTACCCGATCGGCTTTGTGTTTTTCCGCGCGGCAAATTGTTTTTCGTTGAATGCAAGGCCCCTGGTGAAGAGCCGACCGCTGCACAGTGGCGGGAAATTGCCCGCCTGGAGTCAATGGGTTTCCGCGTCTATGTTGTCGATTCGGGTGAACAAATTGACGCTATTCCGAAGTTGAAAAAATGAACGTAACCTTAGCGCCGTATCAAGACCGCGCGCAACGCTTCGCGCTTGAGACAGCGTATTGCGGATTGTGGCTGGAGATGGGGTTGGGCAAGACTGCGGCAACGCTGACAACCGTCAAGGCGTTGTTGTGGGCCGGTGACGTGCAAAAGGTACTTGTCGTTGCACCACGCCGGGTCGCACTGAGCGTGTGGCCTGGGGAGATCGAGAAGTGGGCGCAATTTCACGAGCTGACTTATCAAGTTCTCATCGGCACGCCGAAGCAGCGCACTGCGCGGCTTAACCTTGAAGCCGATATATACATC